TTTTATCCAAATGGATTCACAACTGATCTAAGTGGTGCTAATGCAGTTGTTCCAGCATCTCATATGATGATGAGAACTATTGCACTAAGCGATCAGGTAGCGTTTCCGTGGTTTGCTCCAGCAGGTACAAGACGTGGAGGAATTTCCAATGCTACAGCAGTAGGATATATTGATGCAGCATCAGGTGAATTCCAAACAGTTGCCCTTAACGAAGGCCAAAGAGATACATTGTATGGTCTAAGTGTTAACCCGATTACATTCTTTAATGGTGTTGGTCTTGTTAACTACGGACAGAAAACTAGAGCAAGAAACGCTTCTGCACTAGATAGAATCAATGTAGCACGTTTGGTAGTATACCTACGCAGTCAACTTAATAAACTGGCTCGTCCGTATATCTTTGAACCAAATGATAAAATCACAAGAGACGAAATCAAACAAGCAGTTGAAAGTTTACTACTTGAGTTGGTTGGTTTAAGAGCTCTTTACGATTTCGCAGTAGTTTGTGATGAAACTAACAATACTCCGGCTAGAATCGATAGAAATGAACTATACGTAGACATTGCTATTGAACCAGTCAAGGCTATTGAGTTCATATACATTCCGTTGCGTGTCAAGAACACAGGGGAGATATAAGATGCCTATTACATCATTAAATAACTTTGGGGTACCAACAGACGCAGGCAACCAAGTGCTCTTGATGCCTAAACTAAAGTATCGCTTTAGAGTGACACTTTTAGGATTTGGAGTGAGTGCTGCAACTGAATTAACAAAACAGGTTGTTGATGTATCAAGACCAAAAGTTGGTTTTGAAGAAATGACACTTGATGTGTACAACTCAAAGGTTTACCTAGCAGGTAAGTATACCTTTGAAACGCTTACACTTAACTTGCGTGATGACGCAACAGGTGAAGTTCAAAAACTTGTTGGTCAGCAGGTTCAGAAACAGTTCGACTTTGTTGAGCAGGCTTCTGCAAGATCTGGTATTGACTATAAGTTTACTACTAAGATTGAAGTATTAGACGGTGGTAACGGTAACAATCCATCAGGCGTTAATGTACTTGAAACTGCTAATATGTATGGTTGTTTCCTTTCTAACGTTGACTACGGTGAAGCCAACTACGGTACTAATGAAGCAATGCAGGTTGCACTTACAATCCGCTTTGATAATATGGTACAGTGGGGTCCAGGCGAACAAGGAGTTGGCGTTGGTATTGGTGCAGCAGTGGAAAGATCGCTCGGCGAGTCTACTACTGGTGCTTCAGCAGCCCAAGGTTAATATTAAAATTAACATTAAAAGCCCGGATTTTTTCCGGGCTTTTTTTATGGCTAAATAATAGTATGGCCAACAAATTTACAAGATTTTTAACAGATGTCTTTAGTGGTTTAACTAATCCGAAAGGACGGGTAGCAAACTACACACACGCTACTAGATTATTCCTTGACGATAGTTTTAGACTTTCTCCTAGGACAAAATTTAATTACTATTTAAGAATTGAACTAGACAAGACTGCACACCGAGCACAAAACTTCTCTGCAAAACACGCAGAGGAAGTTGGTCTACTTGTAAAAACTGCAGAACTTCCTAAATTTAAATTCGATTCCGAAACACTAAATCAATACAATAGGAAAAAGATAGTTTATAAAATGATTAACTATGAACCGGTTAATCTTACATTTCACGATGATACACAGGGTGTAGTAAGTGCTTTATGGGCAATTTATTATGGATATTATGCAAAGGATAGACATCTGCCTAACACAGCATACGAAGCAAATCAATATAGACCAACACAAACCACAAAAGATTTATTTAGATATGGTCTTGACAGTGACATTACTTCACCTCTTTTTAAAAGTGTAACAATTTTTACAATGGGTAGAAAAAGATTCATAGGTTACACCTTAATAAATCCAAGAATTGTTTCTTGGCAACAAGGACAAATGGATTATTCTGCAACTTCAGAACCAGCAGAAAGCACAATGACACTCGAGTATGAAGCAGTAACTTATAGTGCTGGAACAGTTTCCGAAGGATCACCAAAGGGATTTGCCACACTGCATTATGATAATGCACCATCACCATTATCAGTTGCCGGTGGTGGTGTAAGTAACTTGGTTGGACCTGGCGGAGTGTTAGACGGTATTGAAAGTGTCTTTGGTGCAGTAGGAGACGGAACTGCATTTAGTTCTGGTAAAGGGTTTCTTTCTACCGCAATTGCCGCTGCAAACACTTACAAGAATATAAAAGGATTAAGCAAAGACGGATTAAAAGCAGAAGCAATAAACATTCTTTCCAGTCCGGCAGGAACACAGGCAGTTGCAAATACAATTAGTGGTGTTGCAGGCGCAGTGTTTCCTAAAAATAATACAGGCCTCACTACCACATCCGGTAGCCAGAAAAATTTAACACAAACAGAAGGATCTAGTTAATGGTAGCAAAAACAAATTTACCAGCAACTGAAATAAATGACAGTGCAGCGAGAACCAAACTGTTTTTTGACACCTATGGCGAAACACCATTACAGTTCAATGCAACTGATGTAGATGCAGCCATAACTTTCTTTGAAAAGAAAGGCTTTGGCGAAGAAGCAGCACTCACAACTTCTAGCGCATTATTAAAGCAGGCTAAATTAGAAAACATTAGTATTTTTTCTGTGCTTGATGAATTAAAAGGATTAGGTCAAATAGAAATCAGTGCATTAGTTAGTGAAATTTTAAATAATAACAGACCTTCTACATCCACACTAGGATATAGACAGTCTATTTTATCTGTATCAAAACAACGTAACGTGGTTCCATAAAATGCCTAAGTTCGCTCAGGGTAAATTCGAAATGAAAAATCCCGACAAGTATGTTGGTAATAAAAAACCACTTGCAAGAAGTAGTTGGGAATTTGTTTTTATGAGAATGCTGGATGAACATCCAGGAGTGCAAAACTGGGCTAGTGAAAGCATACAAATACCATACCGTGATCCACTTACAGGAAAGTATACTGTTTATGTTCCTGATTTTTTTATAGTATATCAGGATAAAAATGGAAGAAAGAATGCAGAAGTTGTAGAAGTAAAGCCTGCTAATCAAACACTTAGAGAGAAAGTTGGTAAGAGCCGTTATAATCAAGAACAATACATTAAAAATATGGCAAAATGGGAGGCGGCTGCTGCTTGGTGCAAACAAAAAAGAGTAAGGTTTAGAATAGTTAGTGAAGAAGATATTTTTCACACTGGATCAAAGAGACGATAAGTAATTATATGACTAAGAAATTAGAAGAACTGTTTAATTTGGACGATATGGCCCCTGAAGAAAGTCAGGAAACTACTGATGCTCCAAAAAAAGAAATACAGGAAGAAAAAGATTTGGAAAAGCATCAAGAAATAAGAAGTCTAAACGATAGTGCCAAGGCAATACAAAAAATTACAGGAGATCTTCCACAGATTAATGAGCTAGATGCATTAGAGGAAAAAGATCTAGATCATCTTGCTTCGAAAGCAGAACAAGCATATGATGATCTAATGGATTTAGGTATGAATGTAGAAGTTAGATATAGCGGAAGAATATTTGAAGTTGCAAGTAGTATGCTAAAAAACGCTATAGATGCAAAGACCGCAAAAGTTGATAAAAAATTAAAAGCAGTGGATTTGCAACTTAAAAAGCTCAAAATCGACAAGGATAGTCCAGATGATCCTAATGATATTATGGACGGAAAGGGCTATGTAGTGCTAGATCGCAATGAATTAATGAAGAAATTGAGTGGAAAGGAATAAATATACATATGAAGACGTTTAAAGAATATCTATCAGAAAGCAAAAAAACCTACAGTTTGAAGGTTAAAATTGCGGGTGATCTGCCTGAGGGATTTGCTGAGGAACTTAAAGCAAGAATAGAAAATAGAAATATTTTACAATTCGAAGCAATGAAAACAACTCCTGTGCAGGAAGTACCACACGACTTTCCAGAACTAAAAAATGTTGAAGTACATACTTTTGATTTGATGACAGAATATCCAATTACACCAACTGAAGTTGAAAAAGAAATATTTGAAATGAACTGTTGCCAACCTGGATATTACAAGGTAAGAAATAGTGCAAGTCCTACAGAAATTGATCAAATTACAGCAGGAGATAAAGCAGACTACGAAGGTGCTTTATTGCACGATAATGAATACAAAGACGGAATGAAAGTTAAGCATAAAGATTATTTCGGCGATGATTTCAACAAAGGATTTTTAAAGGAACTTTCCAAAGAAGCAAAGGAAAGAAAAAAAGAACTGGGCCACGATAAACTAAAAGCAGATGTTTATCAGGACACGCCTAAATTAAAACAAGATAAAGCAGGTGCCAAGAGTCCTGTAGGGAGTAACTAATAT